GACGGTATCGCCCCACTCAAACGACTGCCACTGACCAGAGGGGTCGTAGTCACCCGATGATCTGGTGGCATCGAGGAATAGCCCGTTAGTCTCACTGCTGGCCTGCCACATATAGAGCTTCGATGCTGTGGCGGCTGCAAAGCTGCTAGATAGTCCATCAGACCACGGCTGCATCCATACAGCAGACCCTTGCGAGAAATTAGCCTCTACCGTAGGCTCAAGCATCTTCTGTAACTCAATACCCGTAAAGCGTATGTTCAGGGCATCTGACCATGTACCGATAGGCAGCGATTCGCCCATAGAATCTGAAATTACACCAAACTGCCCGAATTTGCGTAAGGGTACAAACATCTTTTAGCCTGTGTACATAATGTAAGCGAGTGACAAGTACGGCACACCGTATACGTGGTCGTGTTCAACGCCAGTGATGTCGATGTCTTGTGGTGGGTGCTCTAATCCAACCACCACAGAGGGCGCGCCATAGGGGCTTGTAATGCCAACATTGGCTACGTCTGTGCTGTTGACTGCCGACTTTAAGTTGTACCCGTCTCCTGAGCTATTAGGCCACTGTGACTTTACAGCCTTGTTTGTTACGGGGCCGCCGCTATCCACATCATCGCTAACCGTAAATATGGTCTGGTGCGTATGCTCTGGTAGATTGACCTCCTCGATAATGTGGTCAGGGAAGGTCACAGTGCCAGTACCAGTACCCGCACCACCAGTGGCTGTATCGAGTGTCTTGTCTGGGTTATACACCCCAGCACTGGTCTCGCCCTCGGTGAATAACCCACCAGCACCGACTATAAACCTGTTCTGTAGATTGGGGGTGCTGTTCAGTCCATTGCATAAGACCCAGCCCCCAGGTATGGCAGATATTAAGCCTGACCACATGATAATACCGCCAACAGGGACAGCGGCCACTCCAGAGTCACCAGAGAGCGCCCTGACATCATCAAACAGCTTGCTGAATGTCGCTGCATCGGGTGGATTAACGTCTCCAGCACCACCTACAGCACCAGCATTGTTTATCTGGGCATCTACGGCAGGGAATGCAGTCGTTATAGCTAGTCGGGTAGCGCGTATCTCAGCAGCACCTTGACCAGCAGGCTCTAAGTCTGTCGGTAGGTTTGGGTTTAGGGTGCTAATAGTCATGCGTCTCTCCGTATGGAATGCCTACTGAGAGCGTGGAGCCAGTTAACTCAGCCTCTGCACTCTCTGCTCTTAAATCTGATAGGGTTTTATTAAACTTCGCACCCCACATAGCCTCACTCTTGGCATCCTGCAAGTACATATAGGCAAAGTACAGGGAACCCTCGAGGTACAGGTCTGGTGAGTGCTGTAACAGGCGTGTGGTGTTGGTGTCAGTCTGGGTAAGGGGCGTAATAGTCCCCTCGGAGACAGGATCTTCGACAGGGTTGGCGGGTGTCTGCCATACGGGTAGTGAATCAAGCGACTCAGTGCCGTAATACACCATCTTCAGCTCGTCACCGTCAGTCCAGTTTGCAGGATCATTATCAAGGGCGAGGCTTATCTCGAGCGTTCGGCCAACAATAGCAAATAGGGCGGGTTCAGCATCGAGTGTCTTGGCTGTCCTGTAGGTCATAACCTCCGCTGAGGTATGCCCAAGGGGGGTTCCATTCCACGCCAGTAACTTCATCTCCTTGAAGTTTGATGGCAGCAATGCAACCTCACCGGCAGCACTCTGGTCAGTGTAGGTGACGATAAACTCGTTCTCCCTACACCGTAGTGAGCGGTATATCTCTGCCTCTGCGAGTCTTACAAAGTCAGCGATCTCAGTGGATAAATCAGTACGATTAATCCAGCTTGCTATCGATGCCTTCAGGCTTCCGTAGGTGTCCATCTTTAATTCCTGTCAGGTCTTTAGCCTTTAGCTTTATGCTATCAGGAACAACAAACTGGTTGGTCTCTCTGCGCGTGGTCGTGTGCTGCGTGTGCAACTTGGAGAAATCACGCGATAAGAAAAACGTCAGGAACTGGTCGTAGACACCAGGGCCACCCGCAAACTTTATGTACGGATCACCACCTTCGTTCCTTGCCCATTCGTCATTGCTGTAGCCATGCTTCTTAAGCCAGTCGTGGAGTACCGCCTTGGGTATAGAGCCTACGTAGTCACGGTCATACTGACCCCTGCCACGGTGCTCCTGAGCCTCACGCATGAGCTTAGACCTACGCATTGCAGGCCCAAGCTCTTGGTGAGAGCCACGGTAGTGAACTCCATCCTCAGTGGAAAACGTCCGATAGTAATCACTACCAGACGTTCCAACTAGTCGCTTCTTAATCTCCATCTAGGTCAAGCCAGAAGGAACCAGATCAACGACCGCATGAGCCTTTGTGTTCAACACAGCAAAGGTTGACTCACGGATGACCTGACGCTTGTCAGAGTCCCCAGCCTTGGCAATCGCGTAGTCGTGCGTAGGACGCAGTACAGGCGTTGCAGCGTAGTTGGGATCATAGAGCACAATAGCCTGATCAGTCTGGTTCTGGGAGCGGTTCAACACCACATCCAGGCGACCATAGGTGGACTGATACAAATCAATCACGTTGACCAGAGTTGTCTCCATCACATCACGGTTACGACCAGCCGACAGGGCAAAGCCAGCGAAGTAGGCAGCAGACTCAGGGTCTGTTACCGCATAGCCAGGATTACCACCCGCGTTATAAGTCGCAAGGTGCGCCTCAAGCAGGATAGTCTCCAGTTCAGCAATAGTCGTAATTGCAACACCACCGATCAAGCCGTCAACCGTAGCGTACTTGATGACCGATGCATCCAACTGGGCATGCAGTGAAGCCATCTCACGGGCTGTAGATGCGTTGCCTGCAACAGCAGTCTGACGACCAGTGCCACCAGCATCACCGACAACTGCGGATTCTTCATCGCGAGCCATCTCCATGTAACGCTTTTCGAGCTGGTAACTCATCTCTGAATCACGAGCATACTTATCAACAACTTCCAGAGTGCCTGTAATTTCGGCAACCTCAGAAAATATCTGACAGTAGTTGTTAAGCTCGGTCATCGCTGTAGACGTATCTGCACCAGCAGCCGCGCCCTCAACGTTAGCGTTCTTCTTCAATGCAGCCAGATCATCCTCGCTCCACTCGTGGTTCTTTCCAGTCGCCTGGATAGTCCGAGCCATTGAGCAGATAGGGTTATCTACAGGGTCGATAATATATACATCGTCCACGATGTCTTCCGCCTGACGGGTTGCTGTGTAACTCTCAAAACCTGACATAGTATTCTCCTAGAATATGGAATCAGTGCTCCGTGTTCAGCTTCGCCAATGTCTTCTCCCTGAAACTCTGTCTTGATGGGGCTTTCTGGTAGGCTTTATCGGCCTGCCTGTATTTACCCTTAGTGTCTCTGGGTTGAGCAGCAGCGTTGCGTCCTCTCGGAGCTTGTTGCTTTCGTTTATGTTGCGTTGTAACGGTTTTGGAAGCGTTCTGCATCTGCATTGCGGCGTTTGCCCACTCCATGACCACAGGATCTGTGATCTCTTTGAACTTGTCGGAGGCCATGCCACTCTGTACTGCAAAATCATGGAGATTACCGTAAACATTCTGCTCTCGGTCACTCCAGCCTGGGATGGTGCGCCTTAACCGGGTTATAGCTATCTCAGCATCACGCTGCCTTAACATTTCCGATGTCTGGTCTGCCTTGGTCTTGATCTGGGCGTAAGCATCACAGGCTTGCTGCTCCAGCATAAATGCGTTCTGAGCTTGAGCCTGTACTTCCTGAATCTTCTCTGGCGGGACTTGTGACCAGTTGATGTTTCTGAACTGGTTAGCATTGCCTGTCATGGTATTAAGCATGAACTGGGACATTTGCTTAGCCTCGGAGAGATTATCCTCCAAATCAAACTTGAGCTTCAGGTTATCACCCATACTCTGGGTGTGCTCCTGATCCATCTCCTTACGGTTTGCTGTGCTGCGGTCGTGCTCGCTACGCAGATCACCGTAACGCTTCTTCCAATCGACACCTTCCTCTGATTCCTCTTCTGTGCCTGATGCGAGTGTCCCTTCGGGGTCATCATCAAGAGCGCCAGCAGTCTCCTCTTCGTACTCAGTATCGGCGAGCTGGTCGTTACCCTGCTCGTCTTGGGCTGATTCCATAGAATCTGAAGGTGTCCGCTCTGGGGCTTCTTCAACTACGGGTGGGGTATTCGTCTCGGATGGGCCTTCAGCACTCAGTGCTTGCTGCTTGCGCTCCCTGAACGAAACTTCTTTATTTGCAGTTTCCATTCTACTCCTCGCTTTTGAGAATTTAAACTATTTAAAAATCAAGGCCAAAGCCCTGTGTATCAAGTGCTGCGCTTTCTCTTGCCTCGTGGCTTTTGCTTTGCTCGTCCAGCAGTGTCTTGGCGTACTTCACCATCCCGCCCATCGCCTCCGCTGACCCCTTCAGACCCTGGGCTTGATGCCATAAGCTCTCCCTGCGCCGCTCTTCCTTCGGCTCTGTCGATAGCCATTGTGCGAATATGTCGTTGATCTGCATTTGGTACACCTGGTTGTAGATCGGTGACTCCAGAAGTTTGGACGCTTGCGCCCCCGCCTCCAGTACCTGCTGCATTCCTTCGTTTGAGGAAGTTCTTTGTGAGTTCCCGCCGTTTCCTGAGTTGTGCTCCTGGCCCATTTTTAGCTCTCCTTTCATGTGCCACCCTAATTTGTGGATGTGTCCCCTCTGGAACCTCAACCACACCATCTTTTCTTTTGCGTATCCTGTCTAGCAGGGCGGTGTTGATCATCCGACACTCACTCCCCTGCTTTGTGTACGCTCAAGCTCAATCTCTTGCTGGTCTTTGTCCTTCTGCCACTCGAACTTGTCATCATTCAGTAGATTGTCGGCCATCGAATCGGTCTGATCCCACTGGAATTTCTGCCATTCGCGCTTATCGGCTGACTTGGCAAGCCCTATCTGTGCCTGACCACTCTCTAACTGCATGCCGAACACCTTGTCCTGCTTCAGCTTCTCACCTTGGGCTACCTGATACTGCTGCTGCTGTGCTTGCTGGTACTGCTGGTCATTAGGCGCGAGCATGTAGCGGGATGTGTCGGTAATGCCCATAAGGTCGAACACCTCGTCCATTAGGGCGTGTCTCTGGCTGTCGCCGTAGCTAATCGCCATCTGTGGGTCGTCTTTCATTACCGCGTGCATCATAAGTAGCTGCTGAGCCGCCTTAGTG